TGCAACAACTATGGATAATAGTGGTAACAGTTATAATGGAGGAAGTGGTGTTGTTATTTTAAGATTAGCAACTGCATTTTATTCTGGCACAACTTCTGGAAGTCCAACAGTTACAACATCTGGTACAGATACAATTATTAAATTTACAGGCAATGGAAGTTACACAGCATAATGGCTAGAAAAAAAGTTAATCCAGTACAGATGTATGCAGAGCAAACAACTGGGGTAAGACTTTCAAGCCATGAGAAACTTTGTGCATATCGTATGAAGGAACTTCACGACAGCATTAAAGAATTAAATAAAGAAGTAAAAGCATTAAGAACAGATGTTTCTACAGGTAAAGGTATGGTTAAAATAATCGTATTTTTAGGTACAATAATAGCAACAGTTATAGGCGTTATAAATTTTAAGTGATTAAGTTCGTGTTAATCATGCACTTATGTTCACAAATCACAGGTAACTGCTTCTCTCAAAAATTAGGTGGTTCTGAATACGCTGATTATTATTCATGTGTAAGAGATGGTTATTTGCAGTCATACAAAAGTTTAGACGCATTACCAGTAGAAGAAATCAATACATCAAAACTAGCAGTCAGATTTGAGTGCATAGAATTAAAAATAGAAACAACATAATGAGAGACACAAAATTATTAGAGAAATTTTTAAAAGATAATTATAAAAAAATTGTGGAAATGAGATTGTTTAGAACTCTTAAAAAAGAGGTAGAGACAGGAGCTAATGGAACACAAGGTTACATAATTAAAAAAGGAATTAATAAAAACAAAAAAATATGACATTACCAGACACATTAGATTTACTTTGGTTTCACAGAAGTAAGTATTACAAAAATTTGATAGTTTTTTTAGGGCTAATCATTTTATATTGGTTGTAAGGTAATGAAAATATCACAAGACACTGCAGTAAGTATGCCTGTTAAAAATATGATTGGTATTGTTATGGCAGTAGCTATGGGTGTGTTTGCTTATACTGAAGTTACATCAAGATTAACTTCATTAGAAACTTCAAGAGAATTAATGAACTCAGATTTATTAAAAAAGTCTGAACAGACAACTACAGACAGTGAGCAGTTTATGCTTTTAGAGGATTTATATAAGTCTACAGAAAAATTAGAAACAAGGATTGATAATATGATGCACAATAAAATTAACATAGAATTTTTAAAGAAACAGACTGAAAAACTTTTAGAAGATGTAGAAAAACTAAAAGATAAGGTAAGACAAAATGGTAATGGTACTCACTAATGATTGAGATTGTTGTAGCTCTTATTTTAACAGTACAAGGAAATATATTAGAACACACCTACAAAGAAAAATTAAGTGACTGTTTAAAATCCAAAAGAATAGCTGAAAGAGAAGTAAACCCAGAACGAATAAAGTTTATATGTAAGAAAGTTAAAGCTGAAACAGAAATTTATATGGGTGCAAAGAAAATAGTTAAAATATTGAGTATGACTAAATGAGTTCTTGTAATACTTGTTTCCACCCTTGTCATTGTGGAGAAGATAAAGAATTACATGCAGATGAGTATGGAATTTGTACTTGTGAGAAGTGTGATTGTAAAAAAATTAAAGAAGTAGATAAAACATGGGAGAACGAAGTTAAATATGAGTAATGATAAATTAAGAGACCTTCATTCAATACTATGTGAAAAATTACTTGAAAAAATTACCGACCCTGACGCAAAGTCAGCAGATTTGAATGTGGCTAGACAGTTTTTAAGAGATAATGGAATAGATGCAGTACCTACTGACGACAGTCCATTACATAAACTAATAGAAGAAATGCCATTTGATGCAAAACCAAAAGTTATTATCAAAAATTAGTGATTTCAGGAATTTCCTGTATATGGCATGGAAACACCTTAGATTACCAGAACCCACACCCATACAATATGATATTGCTGACTATTTACAGCATGGTTCACAAAGACAGATAATTAGTGCCTTTAGAGGTTGTGGAAAATCGTGGATTACTAGTGCTTATGTATTGTGGAGACTTTTATTAGACCCACAGCTCAATATCCTTGTTGTATCTGGAAGTAAGAATAGAGCTGATGATTTTAGTACGTTTTGTTTAAGACTACTACACGAGATGCCAATACTGGCACATCTATATCCAAAGGAAAGTCAAAGACAATCCAAGATTAGTTTTGATGTTGCACCTGCTTTAGCATCACATCAACCTAGTGTTAAAAGTTTAGGAATTACATCACAGCTTACAGGAAGTAGAGCTGACTTAATCATTGCAGATGATGTTGAAACTTCAGGAAATACTCAAACTCAAACAATGAGAGAAAAGTTATCTGAAGGTATTAAAGAATTTGAAGCAATAATAAAACCAGAAGGTAAATCTAGAATTATATTTTTAGGCACACCACAATCTGAATTTTCTATATATAACAAACTTCAAGAAAGAGGTTACAAGGTTCGTTTTTGGTCTGCAAGATACCCAACTGAAAATCAGTTAAAGTCTTATGGTACAAGTTTAGCACCTATTATAGCTAACACTTGGAAACATGAAAGAATAGGAAACCCTACAGACCCTATAAGATTTAATGATGAAGATTTATTAAAAAGAGAAGCAAGTTATGGAAGACTGTCTTTCAACATGCAGTTTATGTTGGACACAACTCTAAATGACTTAAATAAATATCCTTTAAAATTATCAGACTTAACAGTTATGTCTTTAAACCCAGACAATGCTCCTGAAAAAATTATATGGGCTTCTAGTCCTGAATTAAAACAAGAAGGTTTACCTAATGTAGGTCTTCAAGGAGATGCCTACTATAGACCTATGCAGACGCAAGGAGAGTGGTTGGAGTACACAGGTAGTGTGATGTCTATAGACCCTGCAGGTAAGGGTAAAGATGAGACAGCTTATTGTGTTACTAAGTTTTTAAATGGTAATATATTTATTTTAGATGCAGGTGGATTTAGTGCAGGTTACACAGAACATGTCTTAAATAAATTAACTCAAATAGCTAAGAAGAATAAAGTTCACAAAATTTTAATTGAGGAAAACTTTGGGCAAGGTATGTTTGAAGCATTATTACAACCTTACTTAAATAAAGAATATAAATGCACAACAGAATTAATAAGACAAACAACAAATAAACACAGAAGAATATTAGACACTTTAGAACCTTTAATATCTCAACACAGAATTATAGTAGATGCGAATGTCATTAAGAATGACTATGAAGGTACGAATGAATTGTACCCACCAGAACAAGCATTAAAATACCAATTATTTTATCAAATAAGTAGGCTTCAAAAAGGAGCTAATACTTTGGCACAAGATGACCGAATAGATGCAATGCAAATAGCCTGTCAGTACTGGCAGAAGCAATTAGCTAAAGACCAAGACCAAGCATATAGAGATAGAAAAGATGATATGCTTAATGCTGAATTGGATAAGTACTATGGTACTGATACAAGCAATTCTTGGATTAAATTCTAACAATATCCTAGTAAACTGCAGGTAATCTAGGGGTTCTAGATTGGGAGACTACTCTAGAGCCACATATATAAAGAGAGACCTAAAAAGTAAGATAAATCAATAAAGTGCCACTACTGTAGTACTGACTACTACTTAAAGTTAAACTTAAAGATATAAGAGCTTTAGTAAGACATAATCATGTTCATATAAGTAATATGCTTATGATGAGACTTACGCTGTCCTCTTGTTTCTACCAAATTACATGAACAAAGTGATATACCTTAAATCTATTATTAAGAACTATAAGCCCAAGACTAAAGGCTTTGATAAAGAAATAATAAAGGAGCTAAAGGCTCTTGGAGTTGACCTAACAAAACCTAAAGTAAAACCAATAAAGAAGAATGAAGTTTTAGCAGGTAGGGACTTTATCTTATCTCACACAGAAGAATTTTTGCAGTATGCAGTTGATTATAGTTTAGACGAAAAGATTGGCGATATTATCAATCCAAAAAAATTAGAAGAAAAAATCTGACAACTACACGCATATAGGGTTAATTTTTTTTACCCCCATAGGCTCAAAATAAATATAGGGGTGGGGGGGTGTCTCCAAATATATGATTGCAACAAATGTTGCACCAGTAAGTATTATTATTTATATCTACCAACAATACTTGTTAGTCTT